GGAAGTTCAGATAAACTAACAAGAAGTAATGGAACTCCAGATAGTGAAAGAAAATTCACATTTAGTTTATGGACTAAAAGATCAAATCTTGGTAATTTTCATATCATGCAAGGTTTTTATACTAATAGTAGTAATTACTGTGCAATAAGTTTTTTAAATAATACTGATGAGTTAGATTTTATTAATTACGAAGGTAGCACAACAGCTAGAAAAATAACAAATAGAGTGTTTAGAGATCAGAATGCTTGGTATCATATAGTTGTTGCTGTAGATACAACACAAGGAACAGCAGATAACAGAATTAAAATGTATGTTAATGGAGTTCAAGAAACTTCTTTTAGAGTTAACACCACACCATCTCAAAATGCAGACTTAGGAGTAGATATGAGTACAGCTGCTATAGGTGTCGGAGAAGGTGGTAGCATAGGCTATTATGATGGCTATATGTCAGAGGTTTGTTTTATAGATAATCAAGCACTAGATCCAACATCATTTGGAGAATTTGATAGTGATAGTGGAATATGGATACCTAAAGATGTATCTGGTTTAACTTTTGGCACAAATGGATATTACTTAGAATTTAAAGATTCTTCAGCTTTAGGAGATGATACTTCTGGTAACAGTAATGATTTTACTGTGAACAATTTAACTTCAAATGATCAGATGCCTGATACTTGCACAAATAATTTTTGTAATTTCCAAACTCAGCAGAAGAATATTACACCAAGTGATCAACAATTTTCAGAAGGTAATACTAAACTAGTAAATAGTACAACATCAAGAAATCCCCTAATAGATCCCACATTTAGAAATTATTATCCTTTTTCAGGTAGTCTTTATGCAGAATTTCTATGTGTAACTAGAGGATCAGGACCAGGCGAACAAACAAATACACAATTGGAAATACCTTTACTCAATGTTAATTCTGATACACCTAAACTAAGATGGATATCTGAAACAGGAGTTAGTACAGGGCAGGGTGCAATTCAGTCAGCATCTAGTGGAAATGATTACTCGACAACGGTCGCTAGTAGTTCAGATTTATTATATGGTAATGGTGATATAATTTCGGCTTCAGTAGATTTTTCAAATAGCCAAACAAAATTTTTTAAAAATGGTACCTTAGTTCATACATACAGTTATGGTGCAACCCTAGGCGCAGTTGTATCAATAAGAATAAAAGCTGCTAAAGGTAGTGGTACATGGGTGTGCAACTATGGACAAGATAGTTCTTTTGCGGGAAATAAAACAAGACAATCTAACGCAGATGCAGATGGTATAGGTAATTTTTATTATTCAGAAGGATCAAACCATAATGCAATTTGTTCTAAAAATGCACCTAAATTTATGTCTATAACAATAGACAAACCATCAGATTATTTTGAAACAAAATTGTACACAGGAAATGGTGGAACACAAAATATAACAGGCTTAGACTTTGCTCCAGATTGGGTATGGTTGAAGTCAAGAAGTAATGGAAACTATCATAATTTAAGCGATACTGTTAGAGGTGTTAATAAACAAATATATTCTAACGATAATACAGCAGAAGCTTCAAAAACTACTGTTCTAACTGCTTTTAATTCAGATGGTTTTACTCTTGGAAGTGAATCAGACGTTAATGGTAGTGGAAGAACTTTCGTCTCTTGGAATTGGCTCGGTGGTGGCACAGCATCATCAAACACAGATGGAAGTATAACCTCAACTGTTAGTGCTAATACTACAAGTGGCTTTAGTATTGTTAAATATACAGGAACTGAAACTGCTGGAGCAACTGTTGGTCATGGATTAGGTCAAACACCAGATGTTATAATTGTAAAAAATTATTCAGTGACTAAAGAATGGAATGTTTATCACGCTAATAATACTTCTACACCTCAAAATGATTATTTAATTTTAAATGAAACTAATTCATCAAATAGTAATTCAGGTAGATGGAATAATACTGCACCATCTTCAAGTATTTTTACTTTAGGTGATGGTTCAGAAACTAATGGAAATGGTAATACACATATAGCTTACTGCTTCGCAGGGAAAACAGGATTTAGTAGGTTTGCAAATTACAAAGCAAATGGAAATTCATCTACTTCAATCTATCAGAACACTACATTTACACCCGCTTTTATGATAATTAAAAGAAGAGATGGTACTGGTGATTGGATGATGTATGATAATGAAAGAGGGCCATTTAATCCTAATGAAACTATACTTAAATCAAATACAGCTGACTCTGAAAGCACAAGCTCTGGATTTGCAGTAGATTTTTTATCAAATGGTTTTAAAATAAGAGGTACTGATTCTAATATCAACACAAATAATGGAAATTATATTATTATGGCATTTGCAGAAAATCCATTTGTAAGTTCTACTGGAATACCTGCAACTGCAAGATAAGAAATCTTGCTATAACAAACAAACTGGTATATTTTAAAGTATGCTACAAAAACTTAACTTCAAACCCGGTTTTAATAAAATGATCACAGACTCAGGTGGTGAATCACAATGGGTTGATGGAGATTTTGTTAGATTTAGATATGGTTTACCTGAGAAGATAGGTGGATGGTCACAACTCACTAATTCTAATAATACATTACCAGGTGCAGCAAGAGCACAACATGCTTTCACATCTATTGCAGGCGAAAAATATGTAGCAATAGGAACCTCACAAGGTTTATTTTTATACTATGAAGGCGAATTTTTTGATATTTCTCCAATAGATGATGATGTAATTACAGGAGCAACTTTTACAGTTACCTCTGGATCAGCGACAGTAACGGTTAATAAAACTTCACATGGTTTATTAGATGGAAGGTATGTAACATTTTCATCAGTTACGGTTCCAACAAGTTCAGGTTATGCAATAACAGATTTCACTGAAAACACTTTTGAAGTATTAAATAAAACTGCAAATACTTTTCAAATTACTATGCCAACAAACTCAGCAGGTGCTAGTAGCGGAACAGGGTCTGCTCAAATTGATCCATATGAAATAGTTGGACCAACGTTTCAAACTGCTGGTTTAGGTTGGGGTACATCTACATGGGGATCAAGTACATGGGGAACTGCAAGTACAACAAGTAACGTGGTTCTGGATCCAGGGCTCTGGAGTCTAGATAACTTTGGTCAAATATTAACTGCAACTATTCATAATGGTAAAACATTTACATGGAATGCAGGAGTAGCAACTCCTAGAGCAAACAGAGCAACCGTTATGTCTGGTGCTCCTACTACAACAAGATTAACTCAAGTATCAGATAGAGATAGACATGTGTTTCATTTTGGAACTGAAACAACAATCGGTGATTCAACAACTCAAGATCCAATGTTTATTAGATTTTCTAATCAAGAAGATTTTAATACTTATACTCCAACGGCAACTAATACCGCAGGAACATTTAGATTAGATAAAGGTAATGAAATTATAGGAGCAGTATCTGGTAAAGATTATACTTTGGTTTTAACAGATAGTTCTGCATATGTAATTCAATATGTTGGACCACCATTTACATTTAGTGTTAGACAAGTTGGTACTAACTGCGGATTGATTGGTCAAAATGCATTAAGTTACTCTAATGGTATTGTGTTTTGGATGTCAGGTGAAGGTGGATTTTTTATGTTTGATGGTACTGTAAAAGCCATTCCTTGTTTAGTTGAAGATTTTGTATTTACAACTACAGCAGATAATCTAGGAATTAATTATAGTTCAAATCAATTAGTTTATGCAGAACATAACACGTTGTATAATGAAATTAATTGGTTTTATCCGGCAGCAGGTTCAGAACAAATTAATAGATGTGTAGTATATAATTATGGTGAAAATTGTTGGACTACATCTTCTTTAGATAGAACTTCTTATATTGATACCGGTGTCTACGATTTACCTTATGCAACAGATTATATTAAAAATGCTTTACCTAATTTTCCAATACAGGGTATTACAAATACTTATGGTGCATCAACTTACTATGCTCATGAAACCGGAACCGATCAAATAAATAGTTCTGGTACAACATCAATTGATGCTTTTATACAATCAGGTGATTTTGATATATCTGCTAGACAAAGTGCTTTGGGTCAGACAACAGGATCTGCTGATTTTAGAGGCGATGGTGAGTTTATTATGTCTATGAAACGATTTATACCAGATTTTAAAGTATTAAGTGGTAATTCAAAAGTAACACTATTATTAAATAACTATCCAAATGATACAGCATCAAGTTCACCTCTTGGACCCTTTACAGTAACATCATCTACTGATAAGGTAGATACTAGAGCTAGAGGAAGATTACTTGCAATTAAAATAGAAAATGATGCTGTAGGTGAGACTTGGCGTTATGGAACTTTACGTGTAGATATAAAACCAGATGGAAGAAGATAATGGCTAAAATAACCACATATATACCTGAACCTAAACAAGAGTATGATGTAGAAAATCAAAGACAAATACTAGAGTCTTTGGCTACTTTACAGAATCAACTTAATTTTTCTTTTCAAAATGACTTGAAAGAAGAGCAAGATGCATATAATTACTTTTTATCTTAATGACTATACAATATAAAAATCAAGGGTTTAAACAATCTGATACAAGCAAAGTTACAGTTCTTACTTGTCCTACTAATGGAGCAATCATAGTTAAAAGTATTTACTGTGCAAATAACGATGCGTCATCAGCTATTATAGTAAACATGAATTTTGTTGACTCATCTGATTCAAGCACTGAATATGAATTTTTTAGAGATGATTTAGCCGCTAAATCACAAGTAAATGCCTCACCTCAAGGCTTGAATTTAGAAGCGGGAGATGCTATAACAGTGACAGCAGCTACAGGCAGCAATAAAATACAAGGTCTGATAAGCTATGCTTTAATAGACAGATCACAGGAGAATGGTTAATGGCAAATGAAGACTTATTAAAAATTGATTGTACAACAACAGTAGTTCTAAGAAATACTAGAACTAATAAAATATACAAAGATGAAACAGAGAAAGAAGCTGATATAGCAGATCCTAATACTGAAACAGTTGCAGAACATATTGCACAAGATCTTACAGTAGTAGTATCTCCGAAAGGATTAAACATTTTACAGAAAGTTTTAAATCAAAATAATGACAAACCAAAATCCTAGAGGCGGAACAGAGTTACAATTAGAATATTTAAAAAAGCATGTTGAAACAAGTTTACTTAATGAAGTAGAAATTTGTACATCAGTTCCAGGTAAAGTACCTTTACATCCAACTAAAATAAATATTCTTTGGCAAAAAAATTCTTGGGATCAACCTAATTTAAAACCATGGTTTGAAGATAAATCAAATCATAATAAATATGATTGGTATGTATTTAATTCTAATTGGAACTTTGAACAGTTTACAAAAAGATTTGATTTACCAAGAGAAAAATGTGTAGTTATTAAAAATGGTATTGAAGAAGTACAACCTATCGAAACACAATATAAAAAAGGTGAACCTATAAAAATAGTACATCACTGCACACCTTGGAGGGGATTAAGTGTGTTATTAGGTGCTATGCAATTAGTTAAAAACCCATTAATTAGTTTAGATGTTTATTCTTCTTGTGAAGTATATGGAAAAGATTTTGCTGAAGCTAACGACAAATCATATGAAGCTTTATATGAACAAGCAAGACAACTTCCTAATGTAAATTATATTGGTTATAAACCAAATGAATATATTAAAGAAAATTTAAAAGATTATAGAATGTTTGTATATCCTAGTATTTGGGAAGAAACATCATGTATATCTCTACTAGAAGCCATGGCTGCTGGACTATATTGTATAACAACTAATTATGGAGCTTTATATGAAACAGGAGCTGAGTTTCCAATGTATGTACCTTACTCAAATGATTATAAAAGTTTAGCTAGAAAATTTGCAGGGAGTATTGAAATGGCTGCATCATCTCTACAGGATTCAGAAATAGTAGAACATTTAAAAATGCAAAAAAAATTTGTTAATCATTTTTATGATTGGAAGATAAAAGGAAATACTTGGGATAGATTTTTAAAAGGAGCAATAAATGCAAAATAATACACCTATTTGGTTTGAAGATAAAATAACTACTGCAAATAATGACACTTATCAAACTATAAAACAAAATAAGGTTGAATCAGATACTGTAGAAATAAATATAGGACAAGAACCAAAAGCTAAAATAATGGTTTGTACTCCATGTCATAGTGATGTGTCTATGCACTATACACAAGCAGTTTTAA